TAAGCGCACGATGCTGCCCGTCTTAACGAATCTTCGGTTTTCTGCGATGCTAAATCATTGCCAGGCAACGATTTAGCTATGCCACCTCGGGGAATTGAACCCCAGACACGCAGATTTTCAGTCAACCGAACCGATTTCGCTAATTCCTTGCCCCACATGTAAATGCTTACCCTGCAATGATTTAGGTGCTTTGAATTATGTCCATATTTTCCCTATCGTGTCAATCCCTGAATTATAAGCGCACGATAAGCGCACGATCGGCCCCGGCCAAAGAAGGCGAACGCCGTCCGGCAATAGCGCCAAAGCGCGGCGGCTGCCCTCACGACGCGATGCCGAGGCGCTCCTTTAGCGCGGCCTCCAAGAGGCGGGAAAAGTTCAGCCCCTCCGCCTCGGCCTCGATCTTGAGCCAGCGGGGGATCGTGATCGTGGTTTTTTCCCGGCGGCTGCGAATCTCTTCCCTTACCAGATCGGGGTAAACCGATACCGAGACGGCAAGGTCGCCCGGCCCGATTTCGGGCATCGCGTCCGTCCGCTCGGGCATCGAGTCGCCGTCCCTTTCCATGCCGTAAAGATGAAGCCCGAGAGCCTCCTTCGCCATGCGCAAGGCGTGATCGAAATCGTCGCCGCACGAGATGCATCCCGGAACGTCCGGGAAGTAGACGCCGAATCCCGTTTCGCTTTTCTCGAAAACGGCCAAGTAGGTAAATTTCTTCATTTTTTCTCCTGCTTTAAGCCGGCCTGGGCAAGAACGCTCCGCAAGGTGCCCAAGGGAATATCGCCCAGGTGATTCGGGACGCTGACTTTCCCTTTCTTTGCGCGATGCTTCATTTGAATGTGGGAGCCGTGCTGCTCCAGTACGTACCACCCGTCTTTTTTGAGGAGCTTCAGAACTTCCCTAGCCGTCATATCTTAATTATACGTGCTTTTTATACGTGCGTCAAGAGGGCAACGAAAGAATCGAGTGCAGTTCCCCGTGGATTTCGTACTCCTCGTCGTCGAGCAGCTTTGACCGGCCGCTGCCGTCCTCCCATTGGATGTGAACCTCGATCCCGCGCTTTTTTTCCTTGATCTTGATCCGTTTAAGCGCGGTTTCGTCGGCGTGGGTTACGAGCATGATGCTTCCGTTGATAGGGGCCTCGGCCTTGCGCAGCACCACGCGGTCTCCGTCGCGTATGCCGGCCTCGGTCATCGACGCGCCTTTGATTTCGGCGGTAAAGTAGTCCATTAGATTGCCTCGAAGTAAATTTTTGGGGAAGGGAGTCCAACTGTCAGGCTCCCCGTAAAGCTCGATCATTTCGCCGGCGGCGATTTTTCCTATATGAGGGATCATTGCCATTTCCCAATCAAGGATAATAGCGCCGCCAGGCCGCCTCTCCCCGTAGGGCGGCGCGGCCTCGGCGGTGTGCGAGGCCGGCGACTCGGCGGCGTCGGGTCCGGGGCTTTCCGGGTCCGGGGCCTTCGTTTTTAGGGGCTTTTCGTACTTGCGTCTTACCCCGCGCCATTCCTGCATGGCCCTCAGCTTTAGGTCGGAATCCGAATCAAGTATCCTCTTGAAATCAAAGTCAGGGCGCGGATCGCTTCCCGATGGGCTGGCATCCGCTATTGGCCGCTCCGTCTCTGTTATCCATCGGCGGTTTTCTTGATCCCAGTACTCCTCGGCCGGGTCTGCCCCTTTCATCCTCATTCCCCATATTCTGCTGAGTATCGCGGCTTCCAAAGCGCCCTCGTCGGCCAGCAGTTTTATAGAGTATTCCACAAGCATTTCTTGGGCAATTTTCGACATCCCCGCTATATTTTCCCCTAATATAGCTAATAAATCATCCTTTTTTACGCCTTCCTTAAATATTTCTCCCGTCCCGTCCCGGAGCCAATCCTCGTTTACGTCGAACGTCGCGCATATAAGGTAGAGATTTTTCCTGTTGATCGCGGTTTTTCCGGATTCCATGTACGAAATGGCGACGTCGGACACGCCCAGCCGCTCGCCGAATTCGCCCTGCGTCAGGCCAAGGCGCTTCCGCAACTCTTTAAGCCTCTCTTTCATGCTTCCATTATCGGGCGTGATCCCAGCGGGCCTAAGAAGAATTTAATTTTTTTTGATTTGGGCTTGACACGCAAGATAACTTAGACTATAATCAAAGTATATTCGACATGGGAAGGGAAACCTTGCCGCGTTAGCCGAACCCCGCCACCACGGGGCCGGAAGGAAGAAAGAGGGCATCTATAGCCGGAAGCGTGGTGGCGCGGAAGGCTTTAGATGCCCTTTTTTTGAAGGAGGCACGAATGAACGAGTTGCGAGGAGCGGGGACAGGCGGATGACGCTGAAGGAAGTGGCCGAGGCGACGGGCGCGGCGTACCGCACGGTGGCGGCCTATGCCCAGAAAGCGGGCTGGACGGAGAACGGCAAGGAAACGCTTCTTACCGAGCGCAGGTCACGGTAATCCTGGAGGCTATGAAGTCCAGGGAAACGGGCGGCTCTTTCCACAAGAAGGAGGACGGGGGAACCTTGCTCAACGTTATGCAAGGTACAGAAACCGCTCAATTTGTTAGGCGAGAAGGCGCGGCGGAGCAAGTTTCGGCGGCCCGCCCCGCGCTTGCCTTTTAGGACGGGAAAAAAAGCCCTCGCAAGAGGGAAGGGCGAAGCTATGGCCGAGAACGGCGAAGGAGGGAAAAATGACCGGAAAAACCGCGCCCGCGATACGCGGGGAGCTTTTGAAGCCGGCGGAGGTGGCCCGGAAGCTGCGAGTCAGCGCCAAGCTCGTCTACAACATGGCGTCCGCGCAGGAGCTTCCGAGCCACAGGGTGCGCTCGGGGGTGCGCTTCGATTCCGCCGACGTCGACGACTACCTGTTCCTGTCCAAGTTCGGCGACGGCAACGTCCGCCTGCGGCCCTCCGACGCGGAGGAGCTGCTGAGGCGGCTGGACGAGCGCCACGCGAGCGACATGGCCTACATAAAGACGATGGTCGAGAGCGCGGTGAAAAGAAGGGGGCTGCCCATGAGATAGATCGCCGTTTCAGGACGCGGAGGGATTCTCGGCTGCCCGCCTTGCCCTCCGCGACAAGCCAATTAGACAAGCCAATTAGACAAGCCAATTTATGTAAAAGAAAATGCGAAAAGGACATAGGAGGGGAAAATGGCAAGCGGAATGAGGGCCGGCAAGGGCGCGCCGGAACGCGAGGTGCTGCGGGCCGTGATGGACTGGCTCAAGGCTCGCGGCTTCCTGCGCTGGCGGGTGAACTCAGGCGCGCTGGAGACGCCGGGCGGCCGGCACGTGCGCTTCGGCGCGAAGGGCATGGCGGACGTGATAGCGCTTGGCCCGGAGGGCCGGGCGATCTTCGTCGAGTGCAAGCGCGAGCGGGGCGGAAGGCTCTCGGCGGAGCAGGCGGCCTTTCTTGAGACGGTGAACCGGCAGGGCGGCCTGGGGATCGTGGTGAATTCGACCGAAAGCCTCGAGCGGCAGCTAAGGGAGGCGGGGATTATATGAGGGAACGAGGAAAAGCGACCGGAAAGCCGAGGCGGCCGGAGCCGAAAGGCGGGATTAAAGGAAGAAAAGAGGCGGAGCAGGGGGGCAAAGAGCCCGAGCCGAAACGTCCGTGCCTTTTGCGGCTGCCGAAGGGCGGCGGGCTGCCAAGGAGGTGGGAATGAGCGGCGTGGCGAAGATCAGGGACATGAGGATGACGGTGAGGGAAGCGGCCGAGGCGCTCGGATGCAATCCCGAGACGATAAAGGGCCACGTCAGGGAGCTTTTCCCGGAGCTCATGAAAAACGGCCTTACCACCTATCTTACCGAGGCGCAGATGACGGCGGTTCTGGAAAGCATGAAAACATCGGTTTCGAGCGGGACTTTGGCCAACCTGCAATCTGAGATTGCAGGTGCCGAAACGGCGCAATCGTATGAAGGGATTGGCTACGGCGAAGGAGGCGCTAGCGGTTCCTGTGGCGGTCGATGACGGCCTGCATGTCGTCCAGGGCCTTGTCCGAGGACGACGCATCGGGGGGAGCGCCGGTAACGAGGTGCTCGACGGTGGTTCCCAGGGCCTGGGCGATGAGGAGGGCCTCGTCGGCGCGGGGAAGGTTGCCCGATTTCCGCTGGCCGTGATAGGTGCCGTAATTCAGCCCCAGTGACTGGACGAAGGCTTGGAGGGTTAGATGAGTGTTTTGCTTTACCAGAGCCTTGACGGTATCGTAAAAGACCATATGCCCAATTGTCGGCTGATATCAGGAAAAAAAATTGAGCATATTGCCAATTTGCTATTGACATAATTGGATATATGCGCTATTATAAAAATATGGATTGGCAATATTGCCAATCTGAAAACGAACCTTGCTTTAGGTAAGAGGGCAAGGGCAAAAAGAGCCGTGAAGCGGCCCAAGGCGCTTACCTCGCCGACGGCCATCTGGCGGCTTTTTATTCTGAGGAGGAAAGAGAAAGAGGCGGGTCAGAGCTTTTGGAGGAGGTCCCTGGCCGTATCCAGGTGCCTGATGGCGTCGGCCACGTCCGGCTTGCCGGGCTCCTCGCCGGTAACAAGGTGCTCGACGGTCGTGCCGAGGGCGCGGGCGATGAGGAGGCCGGATAAAACGTCGGGGAGGCGCCTGTAGGCGTTCCACCCCCTGTAAGTGCCAAAAGGGATGCCGAGGCTTTTTGCCAAGTCCTCCTGGGTGGTTTTTCGGGTTTTTATGAGTTGGTTCACTCGTTCCCAAAACGGAACGGCCGGGTCGCCCATAAGAACATTATCGGCAAAAAAATATCTTATTTGCGACGAAAAGGGCTTGGCAATAGTCGTGTATAAGATGATAATTAGATATAAATAGTCCTGTATGAGACTATTTATACAAACCTTGTTACAGGGGCAAGGGAAAACGTGACTTTTCAGCGGAGGCTGAGATTTCGAGCCGGGCGTCAGGCCCCTGTATCTGACGTTCGGGAACTCGGAGTCTTGGCCTCCTTTTTTATCATTCCGGCCGAGGCCGGCAAGGGGGAGCGGATGGTGTGCTTGCAGAATTCGAAAAAAAACAAACGGAGGAACGCATGATTTACGACGGGATTTTAGAACGTTGCCCGCACGTCCTGTTGGACGGCGTGGGCAGGGACGAGTGGCTGGAAAAGCGCAGGGGCTCGATTGGCGGCTCGGACGCCGGTGCCTTGATGGGAATGAACGACTTCGCCAGCCCCCTGACGGTCTACATGGAAAAGAAGGGCCTCGCCCCGAAAAAAGAAGAAAACAGCGCCATGCGCAGGGGAAACCTGCTTGAGCCGATCATCCGCGAGGAAACGCGCAGGGACTTCCCCGGCCTTGAGATCGCCGAGGTTCCGGCCATCCTTTACGATCCGGATCGCCGGCACATGTCGGCCAACCTTGACGGCGCGATTCTGGCCAAGGCCCCCGTCGAGATTCGCGGCGAGACAATCGAAGGCTTGGGCGGACACGAGATCAAAACCTCGAAGGCCGGCCACGGATGGGGCGAGGACGAAATACCGGACGCGCACTACTGCCAGGTTCAGCACTACATGAGCGTCGCCGGCCTTCCGTGGTTCCTCGTTTCCGTCTACGTGCTAGAGGACGACAGCCTGCGCCACTACGCGATCAGGCGAAACGACGAATTCATCGCGAGGCTCGCGGCCATCGAAAAGGATTTTTGGGAAAACAACATCCTTAAAGACTCAATGCCGGCCGCCGTCGGGATCGAGAGCGAGGAGGAGATGATAACCGGCATTTTCGAGGGCGCGGACGCGCCGGCGATCATGACCGAGGAAGAGATCGCGCTGTGCCGCGAGTACAGGGACGCAAGCGACCGAATAAAGGAACTGGAAACGCTAAAGAGCGCGGCCGGCACGAACCTGAAAGCGGCGCTCTGCGCCAGGACGTCGGGCGGGAAAGAGAAAAAACTCTCGGCCTCCGGCGGCGGGTACTCGGTGTCGTGGACGACCTTCGCCAAGAGATCGGCGGACTTGGACGCGCTTAAAAAGGACGGCCTTTACGAGCGCTACTCAAAGACCGACGAATGCTCGCGCATGACGGTATCGGAAAAGAAGGGGGCCGCGTAATGCTGTTAAAGGAGCTTCACATTTCAAACTGCCGCAAGATACGGCAGGCGAGCGTTTTTTTTCACGGCCCCGGAACGCAGGTTATAGAGGGCGCGAACATGAGCGGCAAGTCCACCGTCGCGCAGGCGATAGCGCTCACGATGAACGGGCCAAGCGCCTTCACGCCGGGGATGATCTCCAAGGGCGAGGACGAGGCGGAGATCGTCGCGATCACGGACGACGGGCTGAAGGTTCGCACGATTCTTTCCAAGACCGTAAGGCAGACGGCGCAGAAGTACGACGAGGGGCTGCGCAGGCACATCAACGTCTCCGGCGGCGTCCGCGCCTTTCTCGACTCGCTCTGCTCGGGGCTTGAGCAGCCCTGGTCGCTGCGGGATTCCACGGACGCGGAGATCGCCGAGGCGCTCATGGAGCGCTCCGGCGCGACGGAAAAGCTAAAGACGCTCGACATGCGGCTTTCCGGGCTGGAAACGCTGCGCACGGAGATCGGGCGCGACAGAAAAAAGCTGGGCGAGCCGGGCGCGGCGCCGGAAAAGGCCGAGCGCCCGGCGCCGGCGGACGACATAAAGGCCGAGCGGGAAAAGGCGCGCGCGCATCTGGCGTGGAGGCAAAGGCTGTTCGCCGAGGCAAGCGAAAGCCTGCGCAAGGACTGCTTTTTCGCGGACATGGCCGGCCTTGAAGCCTTCCGAAAGGCAAGCGACGACGCGTTTCGGTACGTTACGGAAAGCATCGCCACAAGGGATGGCCTCGACGGGAAAGCCTACGCGCAGGCGGACGTCGACGCGCTGGACGCGCGCCTCGCCGCGCGGCACGACCTCGCGGAAAAGGCGCGGGCCTGGGAGGAGCACTCGGCGCGGCAGGCGGAGCGCGACGAGCTGGACAAAAAGTACGCAGGGCTTACCGCCGAGATCGAGGGCCTGCGCGGGGAGCGCAAGAAGGTTTTGTCGGAAATGGACCTGGGCGTTCCCGGCCTTGAGATCGGCGACGACGGGATGCTCTACCACAAGGGAATCCTGCGCGGCGTTACCAAGAGCAACAAGACGTCGAACTGGTCCACGGCGGAATCGGTGCGCGTGTTCTTCGACCTTGGCGCCAGGTTCGCGGGCGAGATGAAGGTGCTCGTGGCGGACAACGCCGAAAGCCTGGACAAAAAAACGACCGACGCGATCTCGCGCTGGGCGGAGGAGGCCGGCTTTCTGGTGATACTGCTTCGCGTGGCCGAGTCCCCGGCGGAGCTTGAGGACGGCGTTATCTACCTTCGCGAGGGGGAGGCGCTGACGAAATGACCGTCGCATTCGTTGACACGGAAACCACCGGGCTTGATCCCCGAGACTCCGGGCCGTTCGAGATCGCCTTTCTCGTGTACTCCGACGGCGCTTTGGCCGAGGAGCGCGTCTTCGCGCTAAATCCGCTGGGCGGCGAGGTTCTGTACCACGAAAGCGCGGCGCTCGTTCACGGCGTGAGCGAGGCGACGATACGCTCCTACCCTGCCGCCGCCGAGGCCGTGCCCGAGATCGCGGGCTTTTTGCGAAAGCATTGCCCGCCTGAAAAAATAGCCTTCGCCGGCTACAACGCGGCTTTCGACTACGCGCAGGTAAGCTCGCTGCTTTTCAGGCACGGCGCGTCGATGGACGACTTTTTCAGCGGGAAGCTGATATGCGCGCTGGAGCTGGCGAAAAGGGCCGCCGCGAAAGGGCTTTTGCCAAAAACGCGGGACTTCAAATTGGGAACCATGACGAAGGCGCTGGGAATCCCTCAAGAAAAGGCGCACTCGGCGCTGGACGACGCGCGGGCCGCGCGCCTCTTGTACGAGGCGATATTTCGCGCGGAAAGGAAGAAAAAGGCCCCGCGCGACTAGGCGGGGTTGCGGGGCAGCGCCCCGCGCGGGGGGTAGCGGAAGACGCGCGCCCGCGCGCGGCTGGAGCGAGGGGGGCTTGGCCCCCCGCATGAATGGGAGAGCGTCGCTCTTTCCATATGGAAGGAATGCTTTGAAAGGAGAGGATTATGAAAACTGACGGAAGGGACGCGGCGGCGAAAGGCAGGCCGGCGGATCGCCCGCTCGCGCCGGGGCTGAAGGACACGCTCAACTCGGACTACGTGCGCGCGCGCTTCGCCGAGGTGCTGGGGGCGAAGGCGCCGGCCTTCATCGCGTCGATTTTAAGCGCGACTCAGAGGAACCCGGAGCTGGCCAAGTGCGACCAGACGTCGATCCTGGCATCGGCTATGATGGCGGCGACGCTCGACCTGCCCATAGACTCGAACCTGGGATTCGCGGCGCTCGTGCCTTACAGAACGAAAAGCGGGGAGGCATGGGTCAGCGTCGCGCAGTTCCAGATTATGTACAAGGGCTTCATCCAGCTAGCGCTGCGAACCGGGCAGTACAAGACGATCAACGTTACGCCCGTCTACGAGGACGAGATCGATTCCTACGACATAATCACCGGGGACTTGAAGGTACGACCGGTCGTAGGCGGGCACAGGGACGCGGAGCGCGAGGAAAAGATCGTCGGCTACGCGGCGTTCTTTCGCCTGCTCAACGGATTCGAGCGCACGGACTACTGGCCAATAGGAAAAATCAAGTCGCACGGCGAGCGCTTTTCCAAGACTTACAGTAACTCCAATGGCCTTTGGAAAAAAGATCCCCACGCCATGTACTCAAAGACCGTTCTTAAAAACGTTCTTTCAAAATGGGGGATTCTTTCGGTGGAGATGCGCAGCGCGGTGGCGATTGATCAGGCGGTGCTCCGCGACTTCCGAAAGCCCATCGACGCGGAGAACGTGGACTACGTGGACGCGATGCCCGCGGATGCAAGGGAAGAGGACGCGCCGGAGCCGGCGGCCCAAAGCCACGGGGAGAACCTGGCCGCGAAAGCCGCTGCGTCCGCGAGCGCGGAGCCGAGGCCCGCTCCCGAGGCCGAGCAGCCGCGCGAGGGGGAAAGCCTTTTCGACGCGGATGAGGAAGCCGCGCTGGAGGAGCAGTACAGGCGGCGCGAGGCCAATTCCGGGCCGGAGTGGGACTGAGGCGGGCATGAGAAAGATACGGCTTCCGGTGAGGATAGCGGCGCTGGATTCCGGCGGTCGCGGGGCGGGCGGCGCGGAGCTGCGGGCCACCTGCCCCAAGGACGCCGATCTGCTGCGGCGCTTCTTCGAGAAGAAGGACGAGTGGGAAAAACGGAACGGAAGGGAGTTCGCGGCGCAGGCGACGCTGGAGCTTCCCTACCAGAGGCGCACGTTCCGCCAGAACTCGACGGTCTGGAAGCTGGTAACGGCGATCTTCGAGAACATGGAGGGCCGGCTTCCGGACGAGGAGGAAAAATACGGCCTGTACCTCGACCTGCTGGAAGCCTACGCGGACAGAACGCCGAACCGAATAAGCGGGGGAACGCGGCCGGCGCATATTTCGGAGTCCAACAGCGCCGAGGGATCCCGCCTGATCGACGGGCTTTTGAGCCACCTGGCGCAGGAATGCGGGCTTTCGCTGGACGCCCAGGCCACGGCGCAGGAGGTTTTGCAGGAATGGGCCGCGTGGCGAGGCTCGCTGGAAGCCGACCCCTGCGACTACGCGGACGCGAAGGGCGAGGAGCTTTTGACCGAGGCTCAGTGGCGCGAGGCTCGCCATTATTCCGAGGCCAGCGGGCGCGGGGGCGGCGTGGCGCTGCATCACATCGTCCCGCGCGGAAGGAATAAGGCCGCCGAGGGCATGGCGTGGAACTGGCTCGCTCTTACAAGCGAGGAGCATGAGGAGCTGCACGGGAGCGGCGACGAGCGGTTTTTGGAAAGGTACCCGCATCTGCGGGGAAGGTTCGAAAGGGCCAAGAGGCTTGCCGCGCGGCTTGGACGCCCGAGGGAATCGGCGGGCGAGGCGCTGGCCGCGCTCGCGGCGGCGGAGTAAGGGGGCAAGGGAATGGTTTATTTGACGGACGGCGACGGCGGATGGAAGGCGCGCGATCCGCAAGACAAGGCTGCCTTTGCCGAGGCGCTGGCGGCGCGGGGAATCAAGATTGGCGAGGACGCGGAACTAGGCGAGGGAGTCCGCATCGGCGACGGCGCGATCTTGGGCGACGGCGCGCTCGTAGGCAATTTCGCGCATGTCGGCGAGGGAGCCGAGATGGAATCGCGTTCTATCGTCGAAGAGAGCGCTCGCGTATCGTTCGGCGCGCGCATTGGTAGCGGCGCGTACGTCTGTTTAGGCGCTTACATAGGCGCAAACGCAATCGTCGGAAGGAATGCGGTTGTTTGCGATCGCGCCATTATCACTGCCGAGGCCTCAATCGGAGACGGCGCGATTGTGGGGTCGAAGTCTCTTATCGGCGCCTGCGCCAAAATCGGGGAGAAAGCGCTTGTAAGGCCACTTTCCTTAATTGGAGCTGACGGCGCGGTAGGCCCCGGCGAAAGGCCGGCGAGCATTCGCATCGATGGATGGCCCTTTCCCGTCAATTACTGTTCCGAGGGCAAAGTAGAAATAGGCTGCGCGAAAATGGGCTTTGGCGCATGGCTGGGAGAGGAAGGAGCGGCGCTCGCTCTCAAGGAAGGACTTAGCGACGCGGAAATAGCCGAGTACAGGCTTTGCGTGGAGTTCATAAAAAACTTTCACGAACTAAGAAACGGAGGGAGGGGAAAATGAGAAAAATAATCGACAAAATAAGCGCGCGGCTGGGCAAGGCCCGCGCGCCGGAGCGCGCGAGAACGGAGACCTGGATACTGACCGTCCTGGACGCGCGGGCCGGAGAGACCGGGGGGCTTCCGGCGGAGGCGACGCGCGAGCAGCTTGAGCGCAGGGTTTACGGCGCCATCGACTACCTAAGCCGCTGCGGCTGCGCCGTGGAGGGCTTCACTAAACATGCGTTGATCCAGTTCCTGGTCGGCAATACCGCGCACGAGTGGCAACGGAAAGAGAGCGGGCGAAGGGGGCAATAAATGGCGCTAGCGATATTCGCGATAATCATGGCCGCCGTCGCCGGCATTGCGCTGGCCGCGCGAGAGCGGAGCGGCGGGCGCGGCCAGGGCGCGGGCTTTCCGGCCAGCCGAAGGAATCGGGAAAAAAAGCGTCGTCGCTGACGGCGAAAAAAAACGCAGGAGGAAAGAGGAATGAAGAGAAAAATCGATCTGCGGACGATCATGAACGGCGCGATCATCGAGATGTTCGACGAGGAGATGCGCAAAGTCCTCGCCAACATCGCGGACGAGAACACGGCGCCGAACGCGAGTCGATCCGTGACGATCCGGATCGACGTCGAGGCTCTTGCGCCGCCCCCGAAAAAATGACAGAGAGTCCGCTGGCCTGGCTCCGTTGGAGATGGCAACCGCCGGTGCGTGAAACCGGCGACTTTGGGAACGTGGTGGAATTGGCTGACACGCCGCCCTTTCAAGGCGGAGACTGCGGGTTCGATCCCCGCCGTTCCTAAGAGACGAGCCATATTTTTTGGTTTAGAGGCTCTGCGCGCAAGGCGCAAAAGATAAGAAACCGATGACGGCCCGGAAAGACGGGCAGCTTTTACAGGAGGCATAACCTATGGAAAACGCAAACGAAACAAGTGAAGCGATGGAAAACATCGCCAAACAAATTAGGGAACTTTTTCCCGAGGCGGTGTATGTGAAACTTTTCGTCAACGCCGAATCTTACAAAGTCGAAAGCGAATACAAGGACAACCTACGGGGGTACACGATGCGGAAACTCAGCGGGGAATGGGCAACGTAAGGAGGCAAGGGATGAGCGAAAAGAAAGACGGCGGGCCGGCGTTTCCGGTAATTGAAAGTTTCGGGACAGAGAGTGTATGTACCCATCCCGGCATGGAGCTGCGCGACTGGTTCGCGGGGCAGGCTTTGGCGGGGATGATGGCGCGGCCCAACTTATGCGGCGAGGATGTGCATGACTGCTACCGGATTGCGGACGCGATGCTCGCGGCGAGGGAGGCGAAGGATGACCAGGGATGAGCTTGACGCGATAAGGGGGCGGAGCAATGAGGCAAACGAGAAATCAAAATTGGCACAGGAATACTGGGGGCACTATGAACATTATCAAGGCGCCTATGACATGCTTGCCTTGCTTGCGGAGGTGGAACGCCTAACTATCGAGTGCGACGCGGCTGTCGAGGATTTTGACGGCGTTATGACTAGCATGGCGCCGCTTGAGCAAGGCTCCGATTATGCACAGCTGAAAAAGGAGCCGTGCCACACATGTGCCTCTGGGCCCAACAGGAATAAATGCGCGTACCCCTGCGGAAGGATCGACTATCGAAGCTGGAAATGGCGCGGGGCAAAGGAGGCGAACAATGACGCTGTATGAACTGGCGCGCAAGCACATGGAGGATAACAACCTCGCCGCGCTCTGTAATCCCGACACGGATTGTTCCTGCGCTCTGGACGATCTGTTTGATTGCGGGGAGCCTAGCCCTCATTGCACGTTCTTTCGATACGTGCATGACTGCGACACATGCGCGAGGAAAGACGACTGCGATCTGCGCGAGAGCGATCTTCATCTAATGTGCAGCGATGATAATTGCTGGGTTCCGTGTGGAGTCGTAGACGATGGACGCGAGGGGTAAAAGATGGCTAAGAAGTTTGACATTCCGCTCGGAAAGGCGCTTGCGCCTGTGGAAGATGTCGAGTGGAAGGAAGATTGCAGAAATTGTTATTTTTGCAATCCCAGCAACCTTGATTGCTACAAAGAAGCAAGGAACATCCCATGCTCTCAGTGGGATCGATCCGATGGCAAACACGTTCAGTTCAAACTGATCGACCTTCCGCAGGGCAAGGCGCCCGACGACTGGAGGCCTAAAGATGATTAGCTCGACCTACGACGTATCCTGCGACAAATGCGGGAAATTCTACGGCTCCGCCTATTCCGCTGAGGGATTGCGACACATGATCATGGATGCCATCGAGGGCGACTGGTGGACGCAGGACGACGACGATCCGCGCAAACTGTATTGCGACAAATGCAACGGGATATGGGACAAGAAGGTAGCGGAGTGGGAGGCAAGCGATGATGAAAAAGATACGGATTAATCCGTCGCCGAACGCGGACACAAGAACGGCCGGAAAGATTCCTTCCAAGGCCGATCTGCTTAAGGCCACCCTGCAGCATATCGGGGACGTGCGGCAGGCCCTCGGCTTCTTCGCGGATATGCTGAAGGACGCGACCCTTCGCCACGACAACACGAAAATCTCCGGCATGGACGAGTTTTACTCGGACGTGGCCAAGGGGCTGAAAGGGCCCGAGTTCAAGGCGGGGGAATGGTATCGGCGCCACGTAAGCGAGGAGCGGCATCACCTTTCCGAAAGATGCCCGCAGGACGTGAGCCTGATCGACGTGCTGGAAATGGCGGCGGACGTAACGATGGCGGGGATGGGGAGGAACGGCGGAAAGGTATACGAGCCGGAGATCGACTCGGAGATCCTGCGGCGCGCCTACGCGAACACGATTGAGTTGCTTATGGCCAACGTGGAGGTAATGGATGAGGCGAACGATGGCCGCGAATAGCCCTAGCGCGCCGGCTCCGGCGGAAAAGAGCGCCGCCTGCGCCGAGTGCGCGAACGGCGTTTCCCGAGGGGCCGAGTGCTACATGGCCGCCGGCGTTTGCCCGCGCGAAAGGTGCGCGGCTCCGCTCTGCGGGGAATGCGCGGGGTCGTGGGAATACGACTGCTCGCAAATGGCGGAGGATAAGGAATGACCAGGCTGGAGATAGCGCAAAAAAAATTGAACAGAATAGATGCGGAGATCGATGCCACGCTTGAGGCGGAGCGCGCGCACTACGGACAAACTCACGGATCGCCGGTCAACGACAAAGGAAACGCGGGCGCGTTTTTTCAGAGGGCCGCGCAAATACGGGACAAGGGAATAAGGCTGCTAAGGGAACGCGACTCCCAAAAAGCAAGAATAAAAAAGCTGGAAGAGCGCGAGATCTATCTTGCCGCCGGGCTGAACAAAAACGGGACGCTCGCGACCGCCGTGAGCAATCTTGAGGAGATAAAAGCGCGCGGCGGGAGCTACAACCGGAAGCGAGCCAAGGAGCTTGAGATCATAATCGCGAAAGCGGAAAAGGACGCCCTGACTATGACCGCCGGGACGCGGGCGATCATCGAATCGGGGGCGGTCTCCAAATGGGAGAAAAAGCCGATGTATTACTTCGTCAAAGGAGCCAGGAAAACAGCGCTTTTGATAGACAAAAATGGAGAATTTGAAATATCCAAGCAGTACCCCGCGACAAGCGAAAAGGACGCGGCGATCGTGAAAAGGATATTGGAAGGCGATCATGCCGGCAAGAAGGTAGCGGAGGAGGAGGCGGAATGAAAACACCCGATACGCTTAAAGAGCTGCTAAAGCCGCCGTTTAAGGCGTCGGAAGGACTTATCGGCGATCGGATGAATCAGTCTTTGATGTGGCTCGCCCATCCCAGCTATGTCTTGAGAAAAGCCTTCACGATCTGGAAAAAGTTCGTTGTCAATGCCCTGAACGAAAAATGGGAACGGGATTTCGGGGAGCCGCGCTTTTGGCTGAAAGGAGCCGACGGCGATCCGCGCCGGCATAAATGCCCTGTCTGCAAATATGCCATAAAGGGCGATCCGTTTAAGTTCTGCCCGGAATGCGGGGCAAGGCTGTTCCGGCCGAAGGAGAAAGCAAAATGAAAGGCGAAATTGACAGGAATTTTTACTGCTCCGGATACCTCAATGCAGAGGTCTATTGCTTAGATTACAAAGAGTGTTGTGAAGCAGGAGCACGCGGACATTGCGCGCGCAAACATCGCAAGTGGCCCACGCCCGCGCAATTCCGCGAGGAGCACGGCGAGGAGTGGACGGGGGCCGTTTACGCTGTGTGCGGGGCTCCGTGCGAAAGCGGGAAGAATTATACGTGCTCGCAGTGGTCGGTATACGGTAGCCCCAGACATGCGCGCACATCGTATAACGTTCAGTCCTGTAGCGGTGGTGGCACTCACGATCCTTACGTTGTCTGCGCTTCCACGCCGTGGGGCAGACCGCCCGACGACTGGAGGCCGAACAATGATTAGCTCGACCTTCGACGTATCCTGCGACAAATGCGGGAAATTCTACGGCTCCGCCTATTCCTTAGATGACTTTGAACACATGATTTGGCAAATGTCCATGGATTGGTGGACGCAGGACGACGACGATCCGCGCAAATTCTATTGCGATAAATGCAACGGGGAGTGGGACAGGCATACAGCGGAACCGGAGGAGGAGGCGGAATGACGCTGGAACAGATGCGGGACAACTGCTACAGCGCGGGTTACTGCGACGCGATAACCCATGTGAGGAACTGGTTTAAGGAATTGGAAAGAAAAAAGTTTCTGTCCGACATGCGCATAAACCAGAAAAATCTGACGGGCATTCTCGGCGCGATCAACGACAACGCCCGCGCGTTCAAGGCCGACCCCGACGAGTTCGATCTGATGACGGTTCCCGTTAAGGACAAAAAAGGGAAGCCGGCGGGACACGAGTTCAAGTATATCCTAAACCGGGAAAGCTGCATTGAGCTTTGCGCGGGATCGCCGAAGCTCGGCAACGCTCTTTTCAAAATGCAGGCGAAGAAGCTGTTGGAGGCCAACAATGGGAATTAGCCGTGTTGAAACAATTTTTGAGTTCACAAATGAAGGCATGGTTTGTGGTGTCTATTCCGTTCTCTTTAACGGAGAGAAAAAGGTGTTTATCAGAAATGATAAATCTGTCGGCGTTGTATCGTACTGTCTGGGAAAACCAGCCAGCCGATGCGTTTCTGAAATTAGGGATGATGTTAAGCAAGAGTTCTTAATTCTCATGGAGGATGACAAATGAAGGAGGATACGAAATGAAACCGATACTTTTCAGCACCAAAATGGTGCAATCTTTATTAAACACGAAGCCCGACGTCTGGCCGGCGCAGCCCATCGACGAGGCCAAGCCGTTCAAGAGCCAGACGCGGCGGGCAATAAAGCCGCAGCCGCGCGACGCGCCTGAAGGCGCGCGCGTCGATCCTTACGACGGCAATCGCGAGCGTTTTACCGTTTGGACGCGGGAGCGCAAAATGTGCCTCGACTGCGGCGGCAACGTAAAAGGCGCGGCCCACTGGAAGCCGCCGTTTTTGCCCGGCGAAATTCTCTACGCGCGGGAGACGTGGGCGGACATTCCGGAAACGGCTCCCGGAAACCTGCATTACAGGGCAAGCGCCACGGAAGGCGATCTTGCCTGGTTCAGGGAAAACAACTGGAAGTGGCGGCCCTCGATCCACATGCCCCGCGAGGCCGCCCGCCTGTTCCTTGAGGTGAAGGCGGTAAGGGCGGAGCGGCTGAGGGACATAACTGCGAGTGACAAAATCGCTGAAGGGTTTTGCGATTGCTGCCGCTCGTATCCCTGCGGCGAAAAAGACATTTGCGACGAACAGTGCTTTATGAAGACCTGGGACAGCATCTATGTCGGGCGCGGCTATTCCTGGGGCAGCAACCCGTGGGTTTGGGTGTACGAGTTAGGGAGGGTGGAAAGATGAAACTAAAACTTGCGCTCTTAATTCTGCGATTCCTTCTGCGAACGTTTTTTGTCTTTGCGTTGGCTTTACTCCCTATTGCCCTGTTGCTTTGCGCGCTGGATTCAGTCAAGCCGGGCGACATGTTTCGGTTTCTCGTGGTTTGGTTCCTCGCGACCATGATTATGTATGCCTTCGTTCATCTTGTTACAGTTCTAACAAAATATTGGAGGAAAAAATGAAAGCGATTTTTGAGCTCGATCATGCTCCGTTATCGTGCGATACATGCGAGCTAAACCAACAAAATGTTTGCCTCGCCGGCGGTATTAAAGACGTAAGCAAATATACGATGAATTTTTCCTTTCAGTATGACCCATTGGGCAAACCCATTCATGTCAGGCGTTCGCCTGACTGCCCCCTGCAATTCTTCCCCAGCGCGCCTGAGGACGACTTGAAGCCGTGCCCCTTCTGCGGCGGAAAGGCGCGTATGGAACGTGTCGTCGGGATAGAGCCGGGATGGAAGATTGTATGCCTAGACCGGGCGCTATGCCGCGCGGCGATATGGGGCCTTAAGAAATCGGAAGCAATCGCCGCGTGGAACAGGAGGGAGCAATGAATAAATCCGCAGGCGACATGTACGGCTTCGTAACCCACACATGGAATCCCGTCAAGGGAAAATGCGGGTACGGCTGCTCGTACTGCTACGTGAAGAAAATAGCGCGCAGGTTTGGAAAGGGACAGGGGGAGCCGCGCCTCGACGAAAAGGAGCTTGGCGCGAATCTCGGGACGGGCAAAAATATTTTCGTGTGCTCAAGCTGCGACCTGTTCCACGACGATGTTCCCCGCAACTGGATATGGAGGTGCATGGAGCGCGCGCATGAATTTCCAGGTAACAAGTACTTATGGCACACCAAGAACCCCCGCCGCGCATTGGATTTTCAGGATCGCTTCGGAGGGAACGACACGCTCTGCGTGACCATCGAGAGCGACATCCACCGTCCGGAAATGTCGGCGGCCCCGTCTCCAATGGATCGTTTCTCCTCACTTCAGGTGTGGGCAATCTCATGCGACGAACCGTGGATGCTGACCATGGAACCGGTGCTGGATTTCAACATTGAAATTTTTCGCGGGGAGTTGTCCACAATGATGCCGGCGCAGGTGAACATCGGCGCGGACTCGGGCGGCAACGGCCTTCCCGAGCCGAGCGCGGAAAAGCTGCGCGAGCTTATCGCCTGGCTGGAGCCGAGGACGAAGGTGGTTCTGAAGAAAAACCTGGCAAGGCTTTTGCCGGAAATGAAGGAGGGTGCGAAATGCGCGAGATAATTTTCAGGGGGAAGCGGAAAGACACGGGCAAATGGATGGAAGGGAGCCTAGTTTGTTTTCCTAACGATGACGAGCATTGCGGGATATGGTCAGAAAATGCGCAGACGTATCTGTGGGTTATCCCCGCAACCGTCGGCCAGTACACCGGCATTTCCTACAGAGACAGCGAAAGGATTTTTGAGGGCGATATTGTAACCTTCAGCGGCGATAAATACGAAATCGTTTTCGAAGATGCCTGTTTTTGGATGGCTGATATTCTGGACGAGTTCTATGTCAGGGAATTGCATTCGTTTTTGGGCCAAGGCGATATAAGAGTCATCGGCAACGTCCACGACAACGAAATGGGAGAGTTTGTATGATTGGCATCAAAGGTTACAGAAAGGGGCATGCGCCTACCATAAGAACGGAAACAAAGCGGACAATCGTCCGGAAAATCTACAGGTCATGAGCAACGCGGAGCACGGGAAACTTCATTGTGCAATCCGCAGGCGGGCCAAAGGAGGTGAGACATGAAACCATTGAATACCGATTTAACGCTCGGAAGCCTATTCGATGGCATTTGACCGCCGGCTTTCCCCTTGCGGCGCGCATGGCCGGCATCGCGCCTGTGTTCGCGTCGGAGATAGAGGCTGCGCCAATGCTTGTATCGAAAAGATGGTTTCCCGAGATGGCGAGCCTGGGGGACGTGACGAAAATAGACGGCGCGAGAATAGCGCCGGTGGACATAATCACTTTCGGATCGCCGTGCCAGGACCTAAGCTGCGCGGGCAGGCGCGCGGGGCTTGCCGGCGAGCGCTCGGGGCTGTTCATGGAAGCGACAAGAATCATAAAGGAGATGCGCGATGCGACAAATGGTGTTAGGCCTCGATTTTGCGTCTGGGAAAACGTGCCGGGAGCGTTCAGCTCCAACGGCGGCGAGGACTTCCGCGCGGTCGTCGAGGGGATCGCGGGGATCGCCCGGCCGGGAGTTTCAGTTCCTCGATCTGGACGGTGGGGATCTGCTGGGGCCGTCGTGGGAAACGGCTTCTCGCTGGCCTGGCGCGTCCTGGACGCCAAATACTGGGGAGTGCCCCAGCGTCGCCGCCGAATCTTTCTTGTCGCTGATTTTGCAGGCCGGCGCGCTTGCGAGATACTTTTTGACGAGGGCCGCCTGCCTTGGGATCCTGCGCAGGGCGGAACGGAGGGGGAAGCGCTTGCCCCTTGACCTGCGGCGCGCGCTGGAGGCGCAGATCGCGTTCCTTGACGGCGGCGGGACGGCGGAAGGGATGGCCCTTCGCGCGGAGGCCGGGCGGCCCGAGCGCCGCCGCCTCGGAACGATCGCTCTGAGCGAGCAGGGCGGGAGCCGGAGCGACGACGCGAGCTTCGAGGTGTCCCCCACGCTCCGCGCCGAGGCCAAGGGGCATCTGCCCGTGGTCTGCGCCGGGTTTTCCGCCGGCCAGGGAGCCGGGGCCGGAGGGATCGGCTACGGGCTAGAGACGGCGCCCACGCTGAAGGGCGCGGCCAGCGGGACGAACCAGGTGCCGTGCCTTGTCATGGGAATCGACGCGGAAAAAAACTGCGCCGTCGAGCTAATGGGGGCGCTGAAGGCCGGCAAATGCGACGCGGCGGTCGCCTTCACGCCGTCGGGCTTCGGCCGGCGCGCCGAGGGCGTTGGGACGCTCAAGGCCAACGGCGGCGACCTCGGCGGCGGCAGCGAGACGCTGGTGTTCGCCATGCAGGGCCTCGGCGACTACAGGGAATCCGAAAGCGCCTCCGTCGTCAAGAGCCGGGACTTCAAGAGCGCCACCGATTTGATCGCGGCCGGCCTCTTCGTCCGACGGCTTACGCCGCTTGAGTGCGAGCGCCTCCAGGGGCTGCCGGACGGCTGGACGGAGAGCGGCGCGGACGGGCGGAAAATATCCGACTCGGCGCGCTACAGGGCGATAGGAAACGGCCTGGCGATTCCCTGCGCGGCCTTCGTCATGCGAAACGTCGCGCGGGCGGTCGCGAGGGAGGAGGGGCGATGACCCGGGACATGTTCGGCCTCACGGACGGGGCGGCCGGGCGGGGAAGGCAGGCCGCGCGCGCCGCCCCGCTCGCCGGGCGCGATCTCTACACGACGCGGCAGGAGGACGTCGGGCGCTTTCTCGACGCGCTGGAGAGGGACGGCCTGGCGCTGCGCGGCCCGATATGGGAGCCTGCGGCGGGCCTCGGCGACATATCCAAGGTTCTGGCGCGTCGCGGCCACGAGGTGCTGTCGTCGGACGCCTTCCCCTACAGCGACGGGGAGGTCGAGGTTTCCGGGCCAACGGACTTTCTCGCGGCGCCGCTTCCGCCGGGCTGCCGGACCATCCTCACCAACCCGCCGTTCAATGCGCTGGAGGACTTCCTGCTGAGGGCGCTCTCGCACGGGACGGACGTCGTTTTCGTCGCGCGGCTGGGCTTTCTAAGCTCGGAGCGCCGCCGCAGGATTTTCTCGCGGGCGAGGCCGGCCTTCGTCTACGTCTTCTCGAAGCGGGCGAAGTGCCTCAAGGACGGGATCGAGGACGGGAAGGCCAGCATGGTTGACTACTGCGTGGCGATGTTCAGGCCGCCGCACGAGGCGGAGACCGCGCTGCGGTGGATCGAGTAAGGAGGGAAGGATGACGAGGGCTGATATTTTCGAGCTGGCCGACTGCTCCGGCTGCGGGCATTTCAGGCGCCTAAGCGCGACGAGCGACGATCCGGCTGAGGCCGTATGCGACGATTGCGACTTTTGCGCGAACGGCCTTTGCGACCGCGTGGCCGGCGCGATGGAAAGCAGTCTGTACGAAGTATTTTGGGGATTAGGGGAATGAGGAAAAGGAGGACGCCATGTCGAGGATACGCAGCATAAAGCCGGAATTTTTCAAGCACGAGGAGCTTCAGGACTTGGAGACGGCGAACCCGGGCCAGCACGTCATGCTGGTCTACGCGGGGCTTTGGACTCAGTGCGACAAGAACGGGGCTTTTCTGTGCAAGGCGCGGGCGGTGAAAAACGAGGTTCTGCCCTACATCGACTTCGACATGCAGAAAACGCTGGACATTCTCGAATCGGGCGGCTTCTTCGTCAGGTACCGGGCGGAAGGCAAGGATTACGGGCATATCCCGGCCTTCGCCAAATACCAGTATCCGAGCAAGAACGAGAAAAACGCGCCGGCCAAATACCCGGAGCCTCCCCAGGCGCGGCCAAGGTCATTCCCGGGCGCGCCCGACAACGCGCCCGAGACCCATCCCGAGACCCATCCCGGGAACGAGCCCGAGACGCATACCGAGCCGGAAGGATTACAGGATCTACGGATATTAGGATCACAGGAAAAAGGATATTTCGGCGTTTCCAGCGAAACGCCGCCCGCCGCCGATTCTCAAAATCCCGAAAAAGGCGATATTTCGCCCCTCATCGAATCCTCGGCAGGTTTCGGAGAAAACTTGAATCCCGAGGCCGTCGAGGAAACGCCCCAGAATGCGCGAGAATGCGGCTTCATCGCGTCCAAAGAGGCGAAAACGTCCGTTGATACTCCAAAGGCCGAATCGTCGCCGCCTTGCCCTTCCTCGCGCGAAATCGCCGAAACGGAAAGGCCAGAAAAAGCCGCCGATCCCGCGCCCTCGGAATCCGCGCCGCAGATCGAATCGGGGCCGGCGGAAATTTCGGACGGCGCGGCCCTCCCGCCCGGCTTCGCGCCCGAGACATCCCTCGTTCCCGCCCGGCCCCGCTCCCCTCCGGCGAGGGCGAAGGGGAGCGAGCTTTCGGGCGAGCGGCTCGATCTTTTTCACGCCGGAGTCGCCTGCTTCGAGTCCAGCGAAAGGACGAAGGCCCTTATGTACCAGGACCGGCAAAGCACGGCGCGCTACATGGCCAACATCAAGCTGCTCGTCACGCGCTGCTCGAACATCGCGCCGGGGCTTTCGGCCCAGTTCATGCGCGGCGTCCTGGAGCACTTCAGGGCCATGTGCGAGGGCAGGTACAAGGGCAGATGGTCGTTCACCCCCAACTCGCTCATGACGGGGTGGATTTGGGAGATTGTGATGGAAACGATGCCGAGGGAGGAGTCGCCGGAGCTTAGGCAGGCGCTAAGGGGGCTGTTCGGATGAACGCGAGAACGCTTTTGGATTTTTTGGAGCGGTACTACGGCGAGAGGTATTCAGGCGTGTTCCTCGACACGATGCTCGACTACCTGGACGGTCGCGGCGAGGACTTTCTCAGGGCGGCGGCGCTCGTCATCGTCAAGCGGGTATCCCGCGCCTACGGCAAGGCGCCGGGCCACGCCGAGTTCGAGAGGCACATGGACGAGATTCTCGCCGCGATGCCGGAAAGGCCGGCTCTTCCGCAGGAGACGGAGCCTCCTATCACGGACGAGGAGCGCGAGGCCGGAATGCTCAGGCTAAGGCAGGTGACGGACATGCTTAGAAAAAAGATGGCGCGGGGGGCCGGCTCGTGAGGCGGGAGATCATAGGCGGATGCGAGCTGTACCTGGGCGACTGCATGGAAATACTGCCGACGCTGGGCAAGGTGGACGCGGTGATAACCGACCCTCCGTATTCGATTAACGGCGGCGGGGCGTCCATCGCGGGAATGTCCGTGGAGGACGCCTTCGACGTTCAATTCTATCGAGCTTGGTTCTGCGAGATGCTTTCGCTTCTGGAGGAGGCCACGACCGCCGCCGCCGCGATATGGGCGACCATCGACTGGAGGGGCTGCCATGCGATTGAGCAGGCCGCCGTCAAAAGCAAGTTCCGCATGGCCGGCGTTGGCGTGTGGGACAGGGGCGGCCTCGGGATGGGCTACGCCCTTAGAAAGACATACGAGAATTTCGTCGTTTTGGTCAGGGAAGAATGGCGCCGCCTGAAGACCGACGAGCCGGACGTCTGGAGGCACGAGTGGTATCCTTCGAACAGAAAGCACGGGCATCAGGCGGAAAAGCCGGCCGCGCTTATGAAGCGTGCGATCTCGCTGATCGGCGGGCAAACGATTCTCGACCCGTTCATGGGAAGCGGAACCACCGGCGTCGCTTGCGCCGAGCTTGGGCGGAAGTTCGTAGGCGTGGAGATCGATGAGAGATACTTCGACATAGCCTGCAAGAGGATCGAGGCCGCGCAGGCGCAGGGGCGGCTCGACTTCGGGGAGGCCGGATGAGCGGAGAGGGCCATTGGAAAAAGCGTTGACAAACGCTCTCAGGCGGCGTATACTAGCAATCGAAGGGGCCCGCGAAAGCGAGGCCGCGCGGTGGAACAGTTGATATAATCGCGCCGGCGAGGCCGCCCTATGGCGGCCCGCTCAGGGGTGGGAGCTTGCAAAGCCCACGGTCGAAAAATTTGCAGCGCGGGGAACGCGAAGGCGCGTCCCTCCGCGTTGCGTTTTCGTCCGCGGGCTTTTCGTCTTTCCGGCCTCCCGTTAATTTTCGGGGAGGCATATCATGAAAACAACGGAACTCGCGAGGTCGTTCAACGGGCGCGAGGTAAGGGTCGTCGTGATCGACGGCGCGGAATGGTTCGTCGCGCGGGACGTCTGCGACATTCTGGACATCCAGAACGCGTCCCAGGCGCTGGCCGATTTTCCGAACGGCGAAAAGGGTATATCTACTATATATACCCCCGGCGGCAATCAAGAAGCCAGCGTGGTAAACGAGCCGGGGCTGTACCGCCTCGTCTTCAAGTCCCGAAAGCCCGAGGCGGAAGCGTTCAAGACATGGGTGTTCTCCGAAGTCCTTCCCTCAATTCGCAGGACGGGCAAGTACGACACGCGGGACATTCGCGGCAAGTCCAAGGAAAACCGAAACATGGTAACGCGGCAATGGCAAAGGCAGGGAGTGAAGGCCCCCGTCGAGTACGCCATGCTTACCAAAGAGGAATACCTGCGGCTGTACGGCGACCCGGACAAAAAGAAGTCGGACATGGACAGGCAGGACACGCTGAAGCTGGCGGCCTTCGAATCGGTCGAGGCGTGGAAGCTCTCCGAGATCGCCGAGGGCTCGCTTGGCTTCGGCGGATGCAGGAAGTCCATCGGGGACACCGCGCGCCTGCTTGACGACGTGGCGCAGTCCGCGCGTCTTGGGCTGACGGCCTAGGCTTCCGAAGGGAGGGGACATGGAAGCGCGGGCGAACGAGGAATTTCACGATCTTCTGGACGAGCTGGCCGAGCGCGGCTTCCACGGGGAACTCTCGCTTTACTTCCAGGCCGGCGTCGCGGAGGAAAGCAAGGTTACCGAAAGGCTTTCCAAAAGCTCGGCGCGGGAAAGGGCGCGCAGGCGCAGGGAGGCGAGGAGCGGGAAAGCCGTCGCGGTCGTAAGGCCGGCGAAGGGGGCGCCGCGATGACCCGCTGCGAAAAGTGCGGCGCGGAGGTGCGCTATATCCCCTGCGCCCCGGCGGTATCGCCGGACGGGATAGCGACGACCGACGCGGCCCTGACGGAGGTGATAACGGCGCGGGGACGCGCGGTGGCGGGATACCGCAGGCACGAGTGTCCGGAGCGCCCGGCGAGGGAGGCCGAGAATGCCGGCGTGGAATGAGGGCGAGCATCCCAGGGACGCGAGCGGGCGGTTTTCGCGGGGGGGCGCGGGAAGGAAGGGAGCGATGGAAAGGCTCTCGCTCGGCAAGGCCGAGAAATGGCTCGTGGAGGCGGCGCGGGAAGCGGGGCTGGACATCGACGGCTTCGAGCACGAGATCACCGGCGAGTTTGTCAGCCACGTAATGAACCGCCACGGGAACGAGAGGGCCGAGGCAGCCAGCGGCCAGGTGGCGATACGGGACGACGACTTCGCGAGAATACCGGAGATAATCGAAAAGCCGGATTACGCAATCGTGGGAGCGAGGTCTCGCGGGCGGGACATTGTAGCCTACGCAAAGAAACTCGCGGACGGCACGACATTGTACTTCGAGGAGGCTCTGGCCGGGAAAAGAAACAAAACCTTGCGAAGCAAGACGATGTTCAAGCACAAGAGCATGGCTAGCGCGGACAGTTTTACAAGGATGGTCTCTGGGGGCAATGGGATGGACATGAGCGGCGCGATTGTATTGGACTTGGGGCGCCGGAGGCAATCCGGAAATCCGACCACTAAAGAATCGGTGGCAGCAGCCAACGCCGCCGCGCCCCATGACCTACCCTCAGTATCGCCCGATCCCGTCAAAAAGTCAAGCGGCGGGAAAAGATTCGTGCTGGCGAAGGCTAAGGGCGGGAAGTCAAGGCTGCTTATCGTGGGGGCCGATTGGGGCCGAGCGAGGCGGCATGGCGGCTAAGGCAAGGACGAAAGCCCCGGCGAAGGCGGCGGGGAAGGCAAGAATCAGGCAAGAGGAAAAAGGGCTTTCGGGGATAGACTTTTGCGGCGCGAGGCTTACGGACATGCAGCGCCGCCTGATCGCCAACTACGTTACGCCCGGAGGCCCATGCTTCCACAACGCGCTGCGCTCGGCGATGGAGGCCGGCTACAGGGAGGCCACGGCGAGATCGACGATCTACGCGCTGTTTCAAAGCCCGGAAATACAAAAAATCATCAGGGCGAACGAGTCGCTCATGCGCGAGGCGATCCGCGAGTCGGCGATGCTCGCGCTGGAGGCCAAGCGGCGCAGGGCCTTTTTCGACCTGGCGGACTTCTACGAGGAAAAGGAAATCGCCGTAAGCGGGAAGAACGGAAGCTACGCCAAAACCGTCCTGGCGCTCAAGCCGCTGGACGAGATGACCGCCGAGCAGCGCCAGATCATCGACGGCGTGGACTACAAGGGGCAGGCGTCGCAGCTCACATACGTCCTGCCAAACAGGGAAAAAGAGCTTAACGACATAATAAAAATAAACGGCGAGCTTTCCAAGGCCGCCGGAGACGGAGACGAGGAAGAAACGCGGGAGATCATTATGGAACGGATAACGATACGGGAAACGAGGCGGGCGGCGCGCGCCGCCCAGGCTGAAAGCGAGATACTGGACATGCCGGAAGGGGCGGACTTATGAGCGCCCACGACGAAACGCTCAGATACGCGGACGCCTTCCTAAAATACAACGGCCTTCCGGTGGAGCTTGATCCCTGGCAGGAGCTTTTTCTCAAGGATCGCAGCCGCTTCAGCATACTTCTAAAGGGCCGGCAGGAAGGGTTCAGCTTCGCGGTGGCGGCGAAAAAGTTCATCGAGCTGCAGTCCGAGGGCGCGGTAAACCGCACCGTGCAGTTCGTTTCGTACAACCTTATGGACGCCATCGACAAGATACGCTACGTGTCGCTCATGGCCGCCGAGATTCCGGAAAGGCGCCGGAAAAAAATCGTCTACGAGACGAAGACCGGCATCGAGTTCCTGGACAAAAACGGCAAGACCACGAGCCGCCTTCTTTCGATAGCCTGCCGCCCGCCCAGGGGAAAGCCCGGCGACGTGGTTCTGGACGAGTTCGCCATCTATGGGGCGGCGCGGCAAAGGCTGATCTACACCGCCGCCCTGCCCTCGATAACGCGGGGCGGCTCGATAACGATAGGAAGCACGCCGCTTGGGAAGCTCGGCCTGTTCTACGACATCTGCGCGGACAAGGCGACCTACCCCAACTATGCGCGCTTCACCGTTCCCTGGTGGCATTCCTCGGCGCTGTGCAGGGACATAGACGGCGCGCGGGCCGCGGGCGCAAGGGAAATGGACACGGAGGACAGGGTAAGGCTTTGGGGAAAGGACGTGCTGCGCGAGGAATTCGCGGCGATGGACATGGAATCGTTTCGGCAGGAGTTCGAATGCGCCTTCCTGGACTCGGCCGGCAGCTACATCGGACTTGACCTTATCCACGCCAATACGCCGGGGCTGCGCGAGGGGGACAGGGCCGGCGAGCTTGCCGAGGGCGAGGGCGAGGACGAGGGGCTCGAGATCGTCGCGCATAGGAGCGTGGCCGATCTGGCCGCCTCCTACGACAAGGAAAGGGACGGCGCGATCTACCTGGGCTACGACGTGGCGCGGACGCGGGACATGGCCGTGATATACGCCATCGGGCTTACCCCCGAGGGAAAAAAGAAATCACTGGCGCGCATAGAGATGCGGGGTGAAACCTTCGAATACCAGCGCGATCAGATTCGCATGATAATTCGCAGCGGGCTTCCGGTGGTAAGGCTCTGCGTGGACGCTACCGGCGTGGGGATGGACACGGCCGAGACGCTCGAACGGGAGTTCGGCTCGGCGCTTGTCGAGCGCGTGGCCTTTACCCTGCAAAGCAAGGACGCGCTCGCGCGAGGCGTAAAGGAAGGGCTTGAGCAGCGGGAGTTTCTGCTGGAAAGCGACCGAAAGTTCCACAGGCAGATACAGTCGATAAAGCGCCATTCGCTGCCGGGCGGCGGCTTCCGCTACGACGCGGAGCGCGACGAGAACGGCCACGCGGACGGCTTCTGGGCCTGGGCGCTGGCGAACCGCGCCATACCAAGGGCCGGGGCGCGCAAGGGATTCTATCAGCAAAGAAGGGAAAGCCGGCTCGCCGAGTCCGGCGACGGCGGCGCGCCGCAGGCCGAACGGCGCAGGGGAAAATCGCTCGGTCGCGCGCTGCGGGATTGGGGCCTGGACAAGGGAGGAAGGTAAGATGGCAAGAAAACAGACGATTGATTTAAGAAGCGGCGAGGACGCGGACATTGACGCCATGCTGAAAAGGCGGGCGGCCAGGGAGATCGCCCGTGCCGGAAGGGGGGCGAGGAAAGGCGGGCCGGCGCCGGCGGGAGCGCATTTCGGCGGGCAGGCCGGCGGCAAGCCGAACGACGATCTCAAGAGCTTCTTCACGGAGCCTCTGGCCGGGGAAACCAACTATTACTCGGGCGGCGTGGGCACGGCCTCGCCCATGCGCGGGCGCGCGGTCTCGTACCGAATTCTTAGGCGCGTGGCGGAAAAGGCGTGGATCATCAACCTCTGCATATCGACCTCGATAAGCCAGGCGCGGCCCTATTTCAGGGAGGCGGCCAAGGACGGCGAGCGGGGCTTTCGCATACGCGCCCGCAAGGCCGTAAAGGAAGGCAGGGACATGAGCGAGGCGGAAAAGAAGGAAGCCGAGCGCCTCGCGGATTTTTTCCTTCGCACGGGGGACTGCGACGATCCGGGCCGCTCGGACGATCTGGACAAGTACGCCTCCAAGACGATCCGCGACCTGTACCAGCTCGACCAGATAGCCTGCGAGCTGCAGCGGACGCGCGGCGGCGAGCTTTGCGCCTTCTGGGCAGTGGACGCGGCCACCATAGAGGCGGCGCTTCCCGGCGTGGAGCGCGAGACCGGCGTAAGATACGCGCAGGTGATAAACGGCCTCCCTTACGCCTACTACGGCAGGGACGAGCTTATATTCGACTGCATGAACCCGCGAACGGACATCGAAAAGGCCGGCTACGGCTACTCGGTGGTGGAGCAGGCCATAGACCTGGTTACCTCGTCGATCAACACCTTCATGTACAATTCCGGCTTTTTCACCGAGAACAAGCTGCCGCGCGGGATGCTCCTGCTTAACGGCCCGGCGGATCAGGACGAGGTGGACGACATAGAGGACTACATCGTCGAGATCATGAGCGGGAATCCCAGCGGGCAATGGCGCATTCCGATAATCCCCTCCGGAAGGACGCCCGGCGAGGGCGGCGGGGGAAAGATGCTGGAATGGGTGCAGCTTCAGGGGAACAACCAGGAGATGCAGTACCAGGCATGGTACGACCTTCTGCTTTCGGCGATAACGGCGCTGTTCCAAAAGTCGCTGGAGGAGCTTGGCCTTCACTCCTCCAAGAGCCAGCCGCTGTTCGCCGGCGACAACAGGCCGAAGATTGAGGCCAGCAAGAGCCTTGGCCTGGGCTGCCTTCTGGCCTTCATGGGGAAGCACCTTAACGACATACTGCGCCTCAAGAATCCGGACTACGTTTTCGAGTTCGTCGGCTACGAGAAGGACGACCTGAAGCTGATGAGCGAGATAGACAAGGCGGAGATCGACAGCTGGAAGACGCTGAACGAGAAGCGCGCGGAAAAGGGCGCCCAGCCTTTGGACTTCACGAAGACAACCAACCCCGCGGACTTGCCCATGAGCCCGCAGGCGGCCCAGCTCTGGCAGGCCGGGCAGGGAATGGGCGGCGGCGGCCCGCCCGACGACGACGAGGACAACGACGAGGATAACGACGACGACGGCGAAGGCTCGGGCTGGGACGACCTTGAGGACTCGGAGGGCCGCCTTCAAAAGTCGCTGGGCGGAAGGCCCGCGCCGACAAGGATCGCGATATGAGCTCGCCCTTGCTCGCGGAGGACATAGAGCTTTCCATAACGAACATCACGGACGGGAACCGCAGGGCCAAGTTCCTGCGGGCCATAGTCGAGCTTTCGCGCCTCATGGGTCTGCGTCCGAGCGTCCGGGCGCCCTGGCTCGCCAAGGCGAAAACGCACAAATATCTGTCGAGGGTTTGGAAGGACGGACGCTGGGAGTACGAGTATCCGGACGACGGCAAGGGAAACGCCCCCAAAACGGAGGCGGAGCTGCCGGTGATTTCCGGAGTCGCTAGGGCGCGGGTTGACGGCGGGAACTACAGGCAGGTCGCCGAGGCGGAGTTCGCGAGGCTAAGGGCGAAAATAGCGGAAGGGCTTTATTGCCCGGCCCTGGGCGGGAAAAAGGTCGTGGGCGCGAAGGAAGGCCATCTGGATTACCCCCAAGGCAAGTGGAGAGGACTTAAAAACATTATCGCGCGGGTTTCGCTCATGCCGTGCATAATTCCAATCATCGAACAGGGGAAAAAGACCGGACAAAGGAAGAACCCTAGTTACAAGGGGAACTACCACGAAATATCAGCATCGACCGCCAACAGGAAAAAAGTATCCGTGGTTTTGGCGGACAAGGGGGATGGGTGCCTGTATATTTCCATCATCGGAAAAGATTTGGTAAAAAAGGCGATTTGCAGTGGCAGCCACCCTTTGCCGACGGTGCCGGAGCGATATAGCCCCAGCCTGCACAAATCCCTTCCCTACCGGGCGGCATCAGGCGAGGAGTTTTCACCTTCGCCCGACGATCTAAGTATACCACACGTGTACGCAAAGTCAATACGCGAGTACCTCGATCTGGATCTGTCCATATCCGGCATATCCTTGGCCAACCGCAAGGCCAAGCTGGCCAAGGCGATACGGGCCGTCGCGGGGCATCTGCGCGTTCCCGTGGAGGTCGTTCGCAAGGACGGAGGCCCCGTCGCGTCCGGCGAGCCTCACGCGCATCCGGCGCTGGCCCAGCTTTCGGGCTATTGGGCCGGGCTGTACCGCGCGCTTTTGGAAAAGGCTTACGCCGCGGTCATCGAGGCGCTGGGCCTTCCGGCGGCGACCGAGGAGACCATGCGCAAGAGCGGGAACGAGCCTCGCGAGCTCGGGCGGGGCGTTACGGGGCGGCGCCCCGTATGGGGGGTAGCGGAAGACGCGCGCGGCGCGGCTGAAGCGAGGGGGGCTTGCCCCCCGCCCTCAAAATGGAATCCCGCGATGCGCAAGGCCGGCGGCTCCGCCCTTCTTCGCTACAAGGGGAAGATCGTCTACAACCCGGAGACCGGAGCGCCGCTTGAAAACGACGACTTCGACAGGCTCGTGGAGTCCATACAGGACTTCCTGAACGAGGGCACGAAGGATTGGGGAAAGCGAGTCCACCTGGATTCCGCCGCCATCGCGCGGCTCCTTCGCCGCCTTGCCAGATACGGCACGGTCGAGGAGGTACGGCGGCTGCGCCTGGAAAACATGAAGTACCGGGGAAAAAGCCTTGACTGGATACGGGCCGATTTTCGGCGGCTCGATGACGCGCTGGGGAAGCCGCTTTCGGCGCGCGAGAAGGCCACGTACCAGGCGGCCAGCGACTACGCGGCCAGCCTTGTTACCCGCTCCAACCGCAAAATACGCGACGAGATTAAGGACACGGTTTTGAAGGGGATTCTGCAAAGGCGCTCGCGCTCGCAGGTGTCGCAGGACCTGTTCAACGCGATGGGCCGCCTTAACCGCGACTGGAAGCGCATAGCCGACACCGAGATCGTCAACGCGGCCAACCTGGCCGGCATTTTGGAGGACGCCGCCGACGCGCGGCCCGGCGAAAAGACGTACTTCATGCGCGTGGAGTTTCCCGGCTGCTGCCCGCATTGCGCGGCGGCGAACGGGAAGATCGCGCTGTGGAGCGAGGCGCCGCTGGCCGACGAGCGGATAAGCGATCCCCATGCGAAAATAGCGATATGGGAGGGCAAGACGCGCGAGCAGGGGATTCCCGTGGGGACGATGCACCCCAACTGTCGGGGAACCTGGACGCGCTGGGGCGGCGAGCGCGTCGACGCCTTCGTCGCGACGGCGCAGGGCCGGGGCGAGAAATGGAACGAGGCCGTGGAGCAGGCGCGCGAGGAATGGCGGGCCAAGGGCGAGCGAAGCCCCGACGACGCGACTCCGGGCTACGCGGCGCGGATAACGGCGCTCTTTAGGGAAAAGACGGGCGACGCGGAATGGGAGCCGCCGAGGGCTGGCCATAAATAATTTGGAGGACAAGGATGAAGATCGCGGTGGACTTTGACGGAACGTGCGTAACCCACGAATACCCGAACGTTGGGAAGGACATAGGCGCGACGGCGGCGCTGAAGGCGTTGGCGCAGAGGGGGGACGAGCTTATCTTGAACACCATGCGCAGCGGCCCCGAGCTGGAGGACGCGGTGAGCTGGTTTAGGGAAAACGGGATACCTCTGCACGGGGTGAACGAAGATCCAGGACAAAAGGAGTGGACTAGATCGCCGAAGGTATATGCGAACCTGTACATTGATGACGCCGCGCTGGGGTGCCCTCTGCTGATGGATCTCTCCCTTTCGCAAAGGCCGTTCGTGGATTGGAAAAGAGTGGGACGGCTCATGGGGTTATGAGCGCCGGCGCGAACGAGTACCTTCCCGATTACGCCGTCGCCCCCGGCGAGGTTTTGGCCGGCGCGATGGAGGACTCGGGTCTTTCCGCTTGCGAACTCGCGGAGCGTTCCGGCCTGCGCGCGCAGAAAATCGGCGCGATCCTTGAAGGTGGCGCCGCCATAACCGAAGGGATCGCGCGCGCTCTTGAAGCCGCCCTGGGAAGGCCGGCCAGGTTCTGGACGCGGCTTGAGATTCTTTATCGGGAAGACATGGAGCGCATCGCCAAGGGGAAAAGCCAATGATCGCGCTGTTCGACAAAAAGGACGGGACGAGCCTGATATGCCAATTTATGCGGACGGTTGACGGATTCATGAACGACGCGGGGCTGAACGCGCCTGTATTATTTTCGGCAGGCGCCGAGGGAAACACGACGGCCTGTATCGCGCGGAAAGGGGCTTGCGCGGATTCCGTCGATGGCGTACAATCTTTGCCATAGACCGCAGGCGGGCTTTCCCGTCCTGACAATCAAACCCTTGCGCCTCCAGCGCGCGAGGGGCCGGCGTCGCGAGAACGGGCCGGGCTTTTCCTTTTCGGAGGGAAAGCCCGGCCCGTTTTTTTTTGCGGCAAGCGAAGGAGAGCGCGAGTGATAAGGATAAAGGCCGACCTTGGAAGCGCCGCGCTCGAAAGGCTTCAGGCGCAGTTAAGGGAAATGGGCGCGCGCGCCGGCGCGTTTCCGGCGACCTCCCAGGCGGTGGACGCGGCGGCGGGCCTCGTTCACGGCGCCTGGCGCGGCTTCGCCCTGGGAGCGCCGCTCGCCGGCGTAAAGCCCCTTCCCGGCCCCAACAAGGGATACGCCGGCAGCATCAAGAACCGCAGGACGGGGCCGCTGGAGCGCGAGGTTTTCACGAGGTCGGAGATCGCCGAGCGGATAGAAAAAGGCGAGCCGGAGCTGGACATGAAAAAGACGCATCCATTCGGCCCGAAGTCGCGCGTTTCGGCGGACGGCTATCCCTACCTTATCGTGCCTTTCCGATGGGGCACTCCGGGCGGGAAAAACGGCCCAAGGGTCGGCTTCGGCAAGAACGTGATGACCGCAGGCGCCTACGCCGTCGCCAAAAAGCTGGCGAAGATGCGAACAATCATCGACGCGGACAAGGCCCCGATAAGGGCGACGAACGCGCGGGGGAAAAGGGTCGGGCGCGCGATGTACAACAGAGGCTTTGGAAGGCTGAGCGGGGCCGATTTTGCCGGAACCGTCGGGGAAAAATCCATGATGGACGGAATGGTCAGATCGACGGACTCCGCCGGGAAAAACCGCTCCGGCGGATACTTCACCTTCCGCGTCGTGTCGTCCAGGCCCGGAGCGCGGGGCTGGGTAAGGCCGGCGGTTCCGGCGCGCGACGTGCTCGGCGCCCTGCGATCTGAAACCGAGGCCGCCGCCGCCGGCGTCATCAAGGCCGGGATCATGGAGGACCTGCGCCTATGATCTTCTTCCTTAACCGAGGGCTGATCCTTGAGCAGGAGGTCGTCAGGGCGCTAAAGGAATATTTTATCGCCATCGACGTTCCCGGCCTGTACCGGAACTTCAGCGTCTCCGTAACCTGCGAGCATCCCTTCGCCAGGCTCATGCTTAGCGCAAGCCCGGAAAGCGAGGCGCGGAGCCTTTTTCCCGTGGTGGTGGTAACGACCGAGGAGGACTCCAAGCCGGATCAGCTTTCCGGCCTTTCGGAGGCCGCGGCCTTCGCGCTTGAGCCGGAAGACCTCGCGCCCGGAAAGGACGGCGCGCCCTCTCCCGTAGAGCGGCGCTACGACATGATCGCGCCGGGGATGCTTGATTCCCTTCGCGCCGCGATGGCCGCCAGCGCGGAAGGCAGGCTTTACGGGGCGAGCCGGCTTATCCGCAGGCGGGACAGGATTTCGATAGAGATATGGGCCGAAAACCCGCAGCTGAAAAACGAGATTTACGAGATCGTCAGGCTGTTCGTGATGGGACACATGGGCGAGGCCCTGGCGGCGCATTACCGGCGCCATTTCGAGGAACTGGCGGAGGGGGAAAGCCCGCTGGCGATCTTCGACGGCTCGGTCGGGGGCCAGCGCGGGGGGAACTTCTGCGCCGACTTCGGCGCGCCCCTTCACGGCGCGCGGATTTTTTTCGACGCGGAATACGCAATCGAGCAGGCGGCGATCGACACCGAGATCGCCGGCGCGAAATATTTTGAGGCGGAGGCGACAAATCATGTCAAAGGAATCGAAGGCGCGGCAGGAGTCCGCGTCGCGGCAGGACTTTTCGGAGGCCGAGGGCAAGGCCCCGGAGGAATCGAAGGAAGAGGAGGGAGCGATGGACGGGACGATGAAGCCGCCGGAGGCCGGAGCGGAGACTGACGACGGAGCGGGAAAGTCCGATGGGCAGAGCTTGACGGACTCTCCCAAGCCGGACTCTCCCAAGCCGGATCGCGCGGCGGAGGCAAGGCCAATGACGGTCGAGCAGTACCTGCGCGCGGCCGGAAGGAACGGGCCGACGGCGGAGCTTCTGCGGGCCACTGGAGGGAAGAGAATCATGGCCTACGCCGAGTGGGACGGGGAGTACCTGACGCTCGGCAAAAGGCAAGTCTGGTAAGGACGAGGAGGGATAGGGAATGTCCGGAAAGGGAATAGGGCCGGCGGTATTCGAGACCGCCGGAAAGCGCAGCGAGCACTACCTGCCGGGCCCGTACTCGCGCAGCCTGGCCAAGGGCGGCGCGACGGGCGGGGTTTCGGCCAACAACGGCGCGATACTCGGCAGGGCAAGGGGCGGCGAGCCGCGCAAGCTGTTCGTCTTCACGAGCGCCGGGGAGGCGCGGGAGACGCTTTTGGGCGGCGAGCTTTTGGAGGCGGTCAGCCACGCCTTCGACGCGTCGCGGGACTACAGGCCGCAGAGGGTTATGGCGATGGTCGTCAACGGGAACTCGCAGGCGAAAAGCGCCATGTTTTCGGGCGACGAGGAAGTCCTGAGGCTTAAAACCTCGGCCTACGGGTCTCCGGCCAACGGCCTTTCGCGCAGGCTCTGCGCGGGGTCGAGGCCGGGGACGAAAAAACTGGAGCTGGCCTGCGGCGGCGAGCGGGAGACGCTGGACGGGATAGGCAGGAAGTCGCTGCGACTTCGGTATTCCGGCAATTCGCCCTTCGCCCGGATAAGCGTGTCAGGCGACGGGCTTTCGGTCGAGACCGAGGAGGGAACACGGGCCTTTTCCTTCGAGGACTTCCCGAACATAGGCTCCCTGGCATCGAGGCTGAACGACACGGGCGAATTCGCCGCCGAGGCGCTGGACAATCCTGAGGCGCCTTCCGCCGATCTCGATCTGGTCGAGGGCGCCAACGCGAAAAGCGCCGACGTAACGCTAGCAAGCGATTTCCGCGCGCTCGTGGAGGCCCTTGAAAGCAGCGGCTGGATAGGAAGGGGCAACGTGGAGATAGTCGCCGGGAACAGGATGCCGGACGACGACGACGATCCGGCGTTTTTCGAGGGGGCCTCCGCCGGCGGCTTCACGATGGGCGACTGGGGCGCGGCGCTGGCCGCGCTTGAGGCGGAGGACGTGCAGGTTATCTCGACCCACGCCACCGACGCCGCCGTCCACGCGCTTATAGGCGCCCACTGCGCGAACATGAGCAGCGTCGAGAACCGAAAGGAACGGACGGCGATTCTCGGCGGCCCCCTTGGGGAAACCGTGGACGAGGCCGTCCAGCGGGCGGCGGCGCTGGACAGCTCGCTCGTGTCGTACTGCCATCCGGGGATAATCGCGAAGTCCCCGCTTGACGGCGAGACCGAAAAGCTGCCGGCGTCGTACTTCGCCTGCAAGCTCCTTGGCATGGAATGCTCGATGGCCGTAAACGAGCCGCTGACATGGAAGACGGTCGGCGTCCTTGGCTTCGCGACGAAGCTGACGAGGGCGCAGATGGAAAAGCTTATCATGGGCGGCGTTCTTTGCGGCGGGCTTACCGACGACGGCCGGCTCGCGGTGATGCGCGCCATGACGACCTACAGGGGCAGGCAGCTTCAGCTTGCCGAGCGCTCGATGGTGCGCGAGGACCTGTACATGAACCGCGACCTGCGCATGAGGTACGGCATGGCCGTGGGGACTCCGGGCGTGGAACCCGGCGGGGACTCGGACGAGCAGACCCTGCGCGACGCCGCGCGCGACTGGAAGGGCGCGGGGCTTATAGTCCCGGACGACGAGGGAAACAACGTGTGGGACATAGAAACCAGGGCCGCCGGGGACGTCACGCTGATTTCCTTTCACCGCAATCTTACGACGCCGCGAAACTTCTTTTTTATCACGGCGTTCAACCACGTATACGAATCGGCGGCCACGGTCGCAATCTAAGGAGGGGAAAAAATGGCATTGCCAAACGTTACCGGGGCGATAATAGCCCTTGGCTACAACTGCCACGTTCGGGTGGGAACCAACGCCTCGGACGCGCAGCCCATAGCGCTGGTGGCCAGCTTTCGCGCGAGCGAGGACTTTCAGGCGCAGGAGGCCACGGTTATAGGCAACCTCGGCCCGGTGTCGATAGACCCGCAGGGCTACAACTGCTCTATCTCGCTGGACGGCTTCCTGCCGGCCAAACGGACGCTGGACGGGGCGATTCAGTACGCCGACGGCGGCAAGAAGGCGATCATGGACTACGTGCCCTCGCGCGCGCAGTACATGGAGTCAGGCTCCATGCCCAAGATCGCGTACCTCGATTTTTACAACAAGCGGGAGCGCAAGATTCTCGCGTCCTTCAAGGGCGCGCTTATAACCAGCAACGGCGTCAGCGTGGACGGCAACGCCTACGCCAAGAACAACGTCGAGATGCGCGCGCTCACGTGGGACAAGGACTAAAGGGAGGAAGGAGGAAACATGCAGGTAGTGGACAAAATAGAGCCGAGGGACGGCTCCGGGGAAATGGACGAGGAGCGCAGGGACGATCTTTTCACGTCGCTGATCATGGGAAAGGACGCCACCGAGGAGGCCAAAACGAGCAGGGGGGCCTTCACGGTGAAGTACCCCAAGCCAGCGGACATCCTGCGCATAGGCAGGCTGGCGGCTGCGCGCCGGAACCACAGGCCGCCGGAAAGCCTGGACGACGGCTCCGAGGCTATCAACGTCATGGCCTCCACGCTGGACGTTGTGGTGGTCAAAGGCCCGGCCTGGTTCGAGAGCGCCCGAAAGGCCGATCCCGAGTTCTCGTTTCTGAACCTGCCTTGTCGCGGACTCCTTGCGGAGCTCTACGGCAAGGCGCACTCCTTTCGCGAGGAGGTCGAGCGCCGCCTTGCGGAGGCCGGAGGGAACGGAGATAGGCCGGTACCTTCCCAGGAGGGCGCTGCTGACGCTGTGGACGGCGGGGCATTTGGGGGACTCTCCGGCCAGCGAGGGGATACGGGCGCTTGACGAGTGGCAGATGGGCCTTATCTACGAGACGGCCATGCGCTACCCGATAGAGGCCCTGCGCAGGGGCTTCGCCGAGCGCGAGAGATCGACGGCGGCCTTCGACGACGCGGACCTGATCGAGATGGGCTACTCGGGCGAGGAGATCGTCGCCATAAAGGGAAAGGGCTAGTGTTCCGGAATTTTCAAATAACGGTATGCAGGTTGAGGTAATTCCTTGCCTGGCAAGGAATTACCGAACGTTGCGATTTAGCGAACCGAATATTCCGGAACGCTAGAGCGCCGGGCGGCGGCCAGCGAGGAATCCTCGGATACTGCCGCCGCCGCGCCGGCCTGCCTAGAGGCAAAGGAGCAGGAATGAGTGAAGGGGAAAAAAGGACCGGCAGAAATGATCTTGCCGAGGTCCTGCGCAGGAAAGGCGTAAAAAGAAGGGCGCTAACGGAACGCGGCAACGTCGCGATGATTCAGGCGCTTACCGCGATGGAGGCCATAGGCTGCGACGTCGCGGAAATTCGCTACTCCGAAGGGAAGGTCGAAATCGTCGGATGCTTTCGCGACGACGCGGGCGACGAGGAATGAGGACTAAATTTAATGGAAGAAAGCAAGCCGGACAGCGGCGCCGGCGCGCCGGGATCGGAGCGCATGGCGCTCCCCTTGCAAACGGCGATGGAGATTCAGGACGCGCTTAGGCCGCTTGGGTTCGTGATCGAGAGGTTCGGAGAAGGCGGGGACGTGGAGGCGGGCTGCGTCGTCCTTTGCCTACGGCGAAGCTGGCCCGGACTTCCCTTCCACGATGCGATAAAGGCGGTTGTTTAGTTCGGGAATTCCCTCCGCCATCAAAAAAGCGCAAACATTTTTATAGGCGGATAGGAGCGGCTCCCGTAGCGACAGGTAGCCGTGATCGCCCATTTACAGGCAACCGGCGTCCGCTTTAGTAAGGGAGATCGCGATCTCAAGGGCCTTGGCCCTAACGTCCTTTTCATTCATGCCTAAATTCTCGGCATGGCCGGACGGGGGCGTTAGAAAAGCGGGCTGCGCCCGCAAGGGAGGAACGATATGACAACGCTGGGCTTTAAGATAGGGGTGGACGCGTCGCAGGCGCTTTCCGGCTTTTCGAGCATGGAAGGGGCCATCGACAAGGTAAGCGCGGCCATCGTCGAGATGGAACGGCGCGGCGGCGACCCGGCCAAGCTGATACGCGAGCGCGAGGCGCTTCAGGGCATAGCCACGGGCCGGCACAAGGACGGCCTGCGCGACGCGGCGGCCGGCCTGGACGCGCGCATAGCCAAGGAAACCGACCCGAAGAAAGAGGGCGAGCTGCGCTTCGCCAAGGAGCACGTCCAGAACGCCTCGCTCTCGATGGACAAGGCCCGGTCGAACATCCTTCGCGATCCGGGCTTCATGCGCATCCTGGAAAAAAGATCGAACGGCGAGACGCTTTCCGGCCGCGAGGAAAAGAAATACGAGCAGACCGTCGATCTGCTGGCCGCCCTTGACAGAAATACCGAGGCCCTTATCGAGGCCACGGCCAAGGGCGACGTGGCCGAAATAAGCCAAAGCGCCGCGACGGTAAGCCGAGGGGCTGCGGACTTCGCCAAGGGCGCCAAGGCGCAGGACGGCCCGCTGGGAAAGGCGCTGGGGCCCCTTACCAAGGCGCTGGGGCCGCTGGCCGCGCTGGGAATGCTGGGCAAGGCAGCCAACACCGCCGCCGCGCTGTACTCCACGCACGTGGCCTCGCTGGATCGCTCCGCCATAGTGTCTCGCTACGGCTCCGGCGACGCGCGCGGCGGGCAGATAGCCGAGATGCAAAGGGAGGCCGACCTTCGCAGCGGCACGGCGGACGCCTGGCTTCGCCTGCTTCCCTTTTTCGGCGGCGCCATATCCCAGGCGGTACGGGCGCGCCATCAGGCCGGCATCAACGTCGCGCTTACGGACGCGGCCTACGCCGAGAACTGGGAAAAGCTCGCGCCTAACGCCATGCGCCTGGCCGCGCTTCAGGGCGATCCTTCCGACCCCAGGGGCGCCCACGCGCGCGCCGCCGCCGCCGCCCAGGAGTGGGGCTTTAACGGCGAGGAGGGCATGGCCGCCATGAGCGAGGCCGCCCGCGCCGGGATGGACGCGGCCACGGCGGAAGTGCTGGCCGGCCGCGTCTTCAGCTACGAGCGCGCCACCGGAGCGGAACGGGGCGAGCTTTCCTCGATAGCCTACCTTTCCCAGCGGCATGGAATGGGGGACGCGCTGGGCGCCGGCTGGGCCGGCCTTGGCGCCTCGAACATGGCCGCCGGGCAGATGGGCGAGTTCCTGCGCGGGATGCAGCGCGTGATGGAGGACGGCATAGCGCGGGGCTTTTCCCGCAGCGCCGAGGACGCGGCGCGCTCCATGTCCACCCTTTCCATAATGGCCGGCGACTCCTCGCTTTGGAAGGGCGATGCCGGCGCGCAAAGGCTGGCTCGCATGAACGAGGGGATAGCCGGCGCCACCTCGCTTCAGTCATCCTCCGACGTGCTCATGTACCGCGCGGCGCGCCAGATACTCGGCGACGGCGCGAACATCGTGGACGTGATGAAGCTGATCGAGCAGGGCTTCAGCGGCGAGCACGGGGCGCAGCTATTGGACAACTTCATGGCGCTGGCCAATATCGCCGAGGGCGGCGAGAGGCTGGGCGTGATTCACCGCATTATGGACGCCTTCGGCTTCAACTACACCGAGGCCGACACCTTTCACAAGGGAGGCAGCGTCCTTACGGCGCAGTCCCTCGCGGACTCCCGCATGTCCGATGCCGCCGGGACGCTTCCCACGGCGGCCAGCGTGGAGCTTGAGGCGGCGAAGCTGAACGTCGAGACGGCCAACATCTACGTGCAGATGGGCCAGGTAAAGTTCGACGAGTTCATGCCGAGCCTGCGGGAGACGCCGCAGGGGGCCTGGGCTGAATGGGACGAGATGCTTCACGGGGCGGAGCGCGAGGCGATGGCCGCCGACGCAGCGCTCGTGGCCAGCGTGGAGGGGCTGACGAACCTGCCGCCCTCGGTTGCCGGCCTCGACGCTTCCGTGGCTTCCAGCGCCAACAGAGCGGCCATGGACATGGCCCTGGATCGCGCTTTCGACCGTGACGACGAGGCGGCGATGGCGAATCGCAGGATCATAGAGCAGGCTTTCGCGAATCAAATGATGCCCTCTCCAATGACAAGCCAGAATTATTTGGTCGACAGATCGGAGTCGCGCAGCGAGGCCGCGAATCTGCTGGCATGGTTCACGCCGGCGGAGCTCGCGGAACTGAACGCGAGCGGCAGGATGAGCGACGTGGCCGCCGCTGGGCACGAGCAAGCAATGCTCGCCGTGCTTCGCCAGCTTGTCGAGGAGGTTCGGCTTAGCAGAAACATGGAAGTGGAATTCGTTGAATAGTGCGGGCTAGACAACCCTCTTCCCGTGCGCCATAATAAACGTAGCCAAAGGAGGCTGGAAATGAGAAACAACGCGGAAATTAGAAAACGGATGGAAACCTACAGGAAGGTTTTGCTTGCGCTTAATTGGGTTTGCCCTGGAATTTTGCTTATCGCCATAATTTCGCTGCCGGGCATTGAAGGCGGTTTTTTATTTGGTCTCGTTCTAATTATACTGTTGCTGGCAATCATTGGGCACTTTCTAATTAATGTCAGTCTAGCGATCCCTTTTATTTTGTTGAATAATGGCGATACTCTTGAGTATCTAAGAGAGGAAATGGGAGAGTTGATTGCCGGCGCCCAAAAAGCTTCCGATGAATGACTCCAATGCGAATAAGGTTTATCAGATAGCTCTGTTTGGCGTTAAGGAGACTCTTAAATGAAACGCATGTCCCTCGCCCTCATCCTTTCCCTTGCTTTCGCGCTAGCCGCCTGCTCCGGCCACTCGCGGGATGATTACTATGGGGCGTGGCTCCTTGAGGCGGAAGGAATGGCTCTTGTCGCGGAGATTTCGGCGGATGCGCTGTCTTTCGATTTTTTCAGCGACGATTTTAATTGGAGCGATACCTACGAGGTCTGGGCCTGGGGCGAGCTTCAAAACGAAGACCCCGTTACCCGCGACGACTTTCCGCGCGGTTTCGCTCTGGCCACCCGCAAGGGCCTGGAAACGGACGAGGCGCGCTTCTTCCTAAGCCGCGACGGGCAAAGGCTGCTTTCAGTGGAGGGGACGCTGAGGCAGGTTTACGACAGGCTTGCGCCGGCCAGCTCGATAACGCGGGAGGATTTCTACGGCGATTGGTTCATAGAGGCAGATGGAACTCACTTTAGGATGGCCATTACCCGCGATGAGTATAAATATTCAAGGGAAGATTTTCGGACTGGCGAATTTGTGGATATGTTCAGCCTCTATATCGCGCAATTGGAAAGGAAATATAATATTGATCCCAATACTAGAGGCGATTATCCTTATGGCTTTACCGCCACGGGGACTTATTCCCAAGGGGCTTATTCCCAAGATGGCAGTTCCTCAGCTGGCAGTCTTGGTACTGTGACGATTTATATGCATAGAGACAAGAACAGCCTTTGGGGTCACGGCGAAAACCGCGAAGATACGAGCGCAATCTACGCCAGGCGCTGAGCCTTGCCTTCCTACTCCTCATCCCGCAAAAACTCGATGGCCCTTTCTGTCAACTCCGCTTTCATCCGCGGGCGGTTTTTCAGATAGGGGCTCGCGTTGAAAACCTCGTGAATCTCGTCCTCCTCGTCGAATTCGTAGGTCATAAAGTATTCCTGCATCCGCTCCTCTTCCAGATCGGGAAAATCGTGCAGGTCATCCAGTTTGACCACCCAAAATCCGTCCACGCCAAGGGAATTGCGTATTTGCTGTTCTCGTTTTCTGCCGCTCTTTTCCGTGGACATTATTTCGCCTATTTTAGTTTTTTTCTCGGGCGAAAGGCCGTCCATAATTTCCATCTGCGCCTCGGAAAAGCTGTAGCCTCCGAAAACGCTCAGATTCCGCTGCACCGCAGGAGTGCATTCGGCGACTTTTTGCCGGACGTGTTTTTCCGCGCGTTCCCTCTTTTCCTCCGCTGTCATTTCGGGCATCGTCGAGTTCATTTTGAACGTGAGGGAAAGACCGTCGGCAAACCGCTTTTCCGTGACGTTCTCCTTCGCTTCCATTCCTTCTTCATCGATATATACGTCATATATCTGAACGCCGTCGATTACCAGCGGTTTCAGGCGCTTCGCGTATTGGAAGGTCTCCGGATCGCGCGGGTCGAAAAGCCCGTCCAGTATGCCGCTGTCAATCTCTTCCTCTTTTTCAATGCGCCGCCGCTTGGCTTGCTCCAGGTCTGCTATATTGTCAAGCAGGTTTTTGATGGCCTCGATTTTTTTCTCGGCGGCGATTGTCTCGCAGCTTTCTTCGAGAACCTCAAACATCGCTCGCGCTAGTCCTACCACGTCCTTTTCCGTATTCACCCGGCCCGTTTCCTCGTTCCTCAGTTCCTTGCCATTCCAGATCATCCCTCGCTTAGACGATGCGAAGTTCCATGTGTCCATGTCAAGAATATTAAATTGCTCCCGATCATACTCACCGATGGTTTTTTGGATTTGCTTCAAATTTTTGCTCATTTCATTGGCAAGAAGTATCATTGCGTCGTTGGCGCTCACGCCATTAGCGAATTTCTCCAATAGAAAGGAAACGCAAGTGCTCTGCTCAAATCCCATCAATTGCAAGGTCTTTGCATTTTTGACAAAGTCTAATTTGAGCGCTTGAAAAATCTCCGTGATTATCTGCAGCATCTCTTTTTCCGTAAGGGCTTTTCCCGTATCACTGTTTGCGAAAACGGCATCGTTTCCCCATTTTAGTGGCTCAAAAGGCGATGCGTAATCCCAAGTTCCCACGTTCAATATGTCAAATTTAGGTGTATTTTCAGCCTTTTTCTTTTTTAGGAAACCAAACATATAGCTATTATCGGCCTGCTGCTGGCATAGTTAAGGTTTCACTGGCGGCTTGACTAGCGGGCGGAGGGGGAATAAGGGCCAGGGGCCGATTGAAAAGCAAAAAAAACATGCCATCATTGCTGGATATGATAAAGGAAAATTTCGATTACTACGTGGCAAACCAAAGCGAGATCGTGGGGAATCGCCTTGGGGAGTTCGTCGTGATAAAGGATCGTTCCGTGGCCGGCTACTTCGCCGAGGAAGCCGCCGCGTTCGATTCAGTGAAAGGAAGCGAGCTTGAAACCTTTATCGTGAAAAAGTGCCAGGCTCCGGGAACGGACGTGGTTACTTTCCACAACAGACAGGTGGCCTTCGCGTGAATCCGCAATGCGTTTGCCGTGGATGCCTCCGCGTACAGGTTGAAGCCTAGCCGCATAAGGCCCAAAGATGAAAACCCCTTCAACGGCCAGTAGCGCTCTGTCGGCATCTAAGCCAATGCCAGGGCGGGGGACAAAAAATTGACCGTATCGTCTTCAGGCAGTATCTGCTGAATGATGTAATTCCCGTTGCCGTAGGCGGGCGCGGCGGCCTCCAGCGCCGCCTCGAAGGTATCATGCAGGGCCTTCAGCTCCATCCCGGAAATAACGACGTATTTCCGCCTGTAAAGCGAGTTTTCGGCCCAGCTATCGAGGTTCTCATTGAAAAAGGCGATGTCCTTTTTCTGTTTTTCCGTCCAAAAATCGCCCATAATCGTCTCCCCGAAACATCGCTTGAGCGCCATGCCGTCAAGTCGCGGGCTAACGCGCCCGTTGTCAGCGCCCTCATTATACAGTACGCTCGGCGAAGAGGGTAAGCCTCCGGAATTTGCAATACTGGCCGAAAGAAGGGCCCATATCAAACGCGCGAGCGTCCCTTCGAGTAGGCCGCTTTTCCCGCCCTGATTCGGTTGACGGAACGCGCCGGGCTCCGCGTTTTAGGAACCCTAAAATGACGTTTGCATCGGGGATTTTGGCCATCGCGGCCTTTTAGGCGCCGGCAGCGTTTTCGGCTTCCGGCCCGCCCGTCGCGACGATGAACGCCTTGCGGAAGTCGTCCATTATCGCCCGGCCGTCCGACGCGAGCGCGTCCCTATCCGCGTCCTCCCCCGCCGGGAGCAGCCTGCGCGGGCTTAGCGCGCCCCAAAAGTCCATGCCGCACCCGACGCTTTCGAGCGCGGACGGCCTTTCGAAGGGATAATAGGTCATGCGGAAGGCTCGGCTTCCCGAATAAAGGCCCGTATCTTCCCCTCCCAAAACGGATCGATGTTAAGGAAGCGCGCGGCGGCGAGCTTTTCCTTGTTTTGGCCGCTTGCGCGCGCCGCCCCGCCGAAGCACTCCTCCAAAAAGCCCGCTCCATAGACCTTCGTTCCGGCAAAGTCTATCGCGGCCCGGACGCCGGGCCTGATTCCGCGCAGCCAGGGAACAAGATGCTCGTCGCGGAACTCTTCCCCGGAAGTGCCGCCAAGCCTTTTATAGCGCGGCCCCTGGTATCGGAACTTTTCCGAAACGCCGCAAATCGCAAGAGTTTTTTCCATTGCGTCTATCCTAAAACGCGATCCGCCGGGGAAGCCGGCTCAAACTGCCACCTCCTTCCCGACGCGAAAAAGATGTTGCAGACGCCGCCGTCCCAAAGCTCCCGGCCCATAT